CTGCTTCCGTATCCCAGACAGCAGCAAAGTAGCCCTTCTTTTGAGCGTTCGCAATGATCTTATTAACAATAAGCGTCTTACCCGCACCGGAAGGCCCGGAAAAACCAGTAACCCTACCAACAGGAATGCCCTTGTAAAGAGATCCAGAAAAGATAGCATTAAGTGCATAAGAGCCTGTATCGATCCAGTCACCTACAATAGAAAGTGAATTATCATCTGAAAGCAGAGATGCATCTGCATTTAGCGCATCTACTGCTTCAAAGATATCTTTCATTGACGAAACCTTAGTCTCGTCATTGTTTTCGTCTGTACGTGGTTTACGTGCCATATTACTTGGTTTCGTCGTCAAATAACTTTACTACAGGTGTGTTTGAAGCTTGAGCAGCTGTTTGAAACATCTGTTGATACTGTAATACTAAGTTACCTTCTAAAGCTACATCAGAAGTAACGATAGAGCTCTTTGCGTATGTCCAGTTTGCGAATTCATCGCGATTAGCTGTAAACTCTCTAAAGAATACAGGATACAATTGTACTTGTAGTTTCTTGTCTTGAGTTGGTGATACATTAAGAATAACCGGCTTAGTTACTGTTAATGTTGCATCGTCTTGTGATACAACAGTCGCGATAATAGTGCGTTGAATATTATCTAAGAATGTAATTAGTGTGTCTTGGCTCATATGTTTATATTAATATAGTTTTTATTTTAATCAAGGTTATTGACGTGGGAATTTAAAATAAGGTGTACCTGCATCAATTAAATGTTGGTCAAGTAGTTCTTTCTTTGAAGCACGAGTAGGTACAATATCCCAACCACCGCGGCGAGCGTAGAAGCAAGTTACCATTAGCTCTTCTGGTTGTAATAAGTCCCAAAGACGTTTATACGCAGCTTCACAGATTTCTTCGTGGAAATGGCATTCATTACGGAATGATACAATCCACTCTAATAAGGATTGCTCTGTTACCTCTTTATCACCTTTATAGTATACAAAAATATCGCCAGAGTCTGGTTGTTTAGTAATCTTACAGTTAGAACGAAGTAAAGTACTCATATAGAAGTGTTGTTTAACAACTTCTGCTTCATTAGCTACTAGTAAGTCTGCATTTTCATTGAACACAGTAAATTTAATATTTTCTGCACTTTTAATCTTTTCTAGTGGGAGCCACACTTCAGGGGCATAATCTCTCATCCATACTTCTCTTAAAGGAAAATCTTTTGCTTGTATTTGAGAGAATAATTCTACTTCTACTGTAGTCTCTAATAGTTTAGATAGATCTTCTGAAGCAGTCTTTTTGATATTGTTTAAAGCTTCTGCTACAGTCTTGCCCATCGGTTGCATATTAAACGAATTCCAGTAAAGCTTCATTGACTTAGACTCTACAATGTAAGGATTAGTAGCAGGGTATACCACTTTAGCAACACAAGTAACGGGTAACCCATTATCTGTTAATGCACTACATTCATAACCATTCCAGATATCGTAACCTACGAATGGTAAAGAATCGTTCTGTAAACCTAAATAGGTACGATTACGTTGACGTTCTTCACGCACTAAAATCTCAGGCGTGTAGGTGGTAGGAGAATCAACTCTCTGACCAAGTACTTTGTCAATATTATTAGTATTATAGCTCATTGGTAAAATCTTTCTTTATTGTATCAGTTACAGTTTTAACTCTATCTTCTACAGAACCCATTACATAAACAAGTTTATCTGCAGGCATAGAATGATGCTTAAGATAGAAATCAAATTGTTTAATAACCCCATCAAAAAATTCTTTACCTGTACTTCTTTCACCATCTTCTTGTACATTAAGTTCAGGTACAACATAAAAAATCTTATCATAAGTCTTTAGTAATTCTTCGTATACAGCTAAAGCAGCTTGATATACGTCTTTATTAACCTGACCTTTTTCATAAAAATAAGTAGTATACGCAATACCATCTAAAGCACCTCTATCTAAAACCCAGTTACCCGGCGTTAAAGCATACTCTAAATGTCTAGCCATTACCAAGTATTGAGTTAAAGACGTACCACCTTCATTAATAGGTACGTTTAAGTCTTTTAAGCCTCTTGTTAAGTTAGTTCTAAACGAAAAATGAAAATCACTAGTAATAGTGTTAACTTCTTTTAGAGCTTTTACTAACGTAGTCTTACCTTGTGAATGAGCACCGCAAATTGCAGCTTTATAGTTTGATCTCATAAGTTATTTATTTAATAGGCTTTTGCGCATAAAGCCAACCCAATTTTCGATTGCTAGTTTATGCAGTTTACCGATATAATCGTCTAAGCTATCAAATTCACTATAAATATTCTTACTGTAAAACTCTTTCTCTGACACTACTTTACCAGCATCTACTTCAGGGATTACTTCATGTATAACATGCCCGTGTTGGTAATAAGGTCTTTCAGCGTGGCTAAACCACACTTTTGCTTGTGGATCTTTACCTTTTAACTCAGGAAACTTAGTAATAAGACCCGGATGCCCGTTGTATATCTTAAATCTACCACAGATTTCAGGTGGTAGTATACGGAGATAACCGTGAAGGGTAATAATATCGGTATGTCTAATAGCTTCCCGATATTCTTCTACAGTTGGCTTCTTGGGTAAGAATATAAAACGATCAAAACATTTTTCTAAAAGATCTGGATTAATTTTATCGAGATCTTCAAAGCTTTTATTAGTTATAATTGCATCCGGAAACTTACCGATATTTTTAGATATCTCATATATCTCAGAACCACTCTGAGAGAAAAATGTTTTCCAGATTAAAGTACGTTTCATATTTTTAGACGATAACCTATTGTATTATCACTAAAGAAAATTACAAGCGTAAAGTCAACAATACCTTTAGATATTAAGTAAGGTTTGACTTCTGCAAGCTCTCTTACCGGGAGTTCTTGATTACGAATACAATCCCAAAAACAATAATCGCGGATATAAACAGAATCGGCCAGTAAGTGAGGATAGTTTGCATGTACTGAATTAGTTATAGCTTCTAAAGTTGTCATCCATTAACGTAATTTCTGAACTGAATTAAGTTACTTGCGATAATTCTTTCTTGTATTTCGTCCGGTACTACATCTAAGAGATCTACAAGCTTAGTAGATTCTTTCTTCCAGTTACCAATAACATCAGAATATCTTACTCTCTTAATACCGTGTACAATAGGAGAAGAAGTGTCTAGTGTTTCGATCCAGTGATATTGAGGGCTTTGATAGAAACTAAATTCTCTAGGGTGTGCACAACCTAATAAATGGTGAGGTTTATCTTTATTAATAATACCATCATTCATTAATTGCGTTAAAGTCATTACTCTACCCATCATATAAGATACCCACTTGTTAGGATGAGGAAATGCTTTAAGGTAGTAAGAATAGTCGAACGAAATAGCTAGTTTATCTACACCGATCTCTTGATCTAGTGTTACATAACACTTAACTAATTCCCCGTAAGTCTTACCCTGTACAACACCAATAGTTTTAGCACTACTAACAAAGTCCCAATCGTGCCATAAACACTTTTTAGCTGAATCAATAGTACCTTGACAGTCTTCTAATACGTCTGGTATGATATACTCTGTTGGGTTTAATTTTTGTATCCAGTGTGCATAACGCTTAGGATCAAAAGAGGTACCTAGTTCGAAAATAGAATTGTCTAATAGAACATGTCTGCCTCCTTTAACACTTTCTTCAAAGAACTTATAGTACTTTGGGTGCTCTTCAAATAAATGCACAAGAGCGTAGTCATAATCATTGTATGTGCGAGAAATCTCGAGCATACTTAAGGGAGATTCATGTGATATTTTAATCATGAGAATATGTCAAATAAGTCTGTTGTTACTTCGTTAGTTAAATCTGGTAAACGCCATCCAATAGCTTCATATACAGCTAATATCGGCGGTTTAATTATTGTATCGAACATTTCAATATAGTCTACTTGAAATTCATTAAATTCTGGTGGAAAGTTGTAAGGATAACAAAGAGTATCGATATTATACTTGTTTGGTGCAATATAAATCTTCTTTACTTTACCACCGGAAGTAATTCGTTCATACTTTGTTTCCAAATGTAAATGTTTTAGTAGTTGATTATACCATAATGCACCTTTAACGTGATTTGGTGTACCAGTACCTATCTTAAAGCCATCTGCTTTTACTTCGTACTTCTCTAAATCACTAAGACCACCGCGAATAGCAATTTCATCTACATTCAACGTTTTAAACGTGTCATAAACCTCTTTGTAAAGGCTGTTTGCCTTTATTTGATCCTGACCTAACAGAGAGTTCTCAATGACCTTCTTAATCAGTTCTTTTGCTTTCTTTGGCGTTGTAGATCTAGCGATTTCTACCCCAACATACTTAAACTTATTAACGTTTGCACCTTCATCGTTTAATACGTGAATAATATAGCGCTTCTTCTGTAGATAAACACCTACATCACAAATTGATTCACGTTTAAAGAAGTAACGAGGGTCAGTAGACTTAAATTCTGCAGCAGACCAACGTTTAATTTCGTTATTTAAATATGTACCGATTTCTTTATCGATTAAATCTATACCTTCTGGTGTTACTTTACCGTTAGCAAATAGCTTTATCTTAAGCTTATCAACAATCGGTTGAATAGTAACATGAGTACTGTCAGTGTCACCATAAATGTTAAGAGAAACGTTAACTCCGTATTTTTCTTTAGCATATGTATCAAGGATGATACCTGCCTGCTTAACCACAGACTGCCCAGTAAGAGTAATGCTACCGGCGTGATCACTATCACAAATAGGACTAAACTTATTAGCAAAAACACCGTAAATGGAGTTAAGAAGAATTTTGATAACGTGCTGTATGGTGTCAGCTCGTTCCATATTAAACTTACACGTTTTATATTCATCAGTATCTGGGGTTAAATTACTTAGCTGTTTCTTATATTCAATATACTGATTTTTGTTTCTTACCCGCTCACTATAAAGGTTATCAATTAGAGACGGTACAACACCTTTTTTCTTCTGTGTATACAAAACGTTAGCTTTTGATATAGCTAACTTTTCAATCTCCATAAACTTTTCGAGCTTATCGAGGGGTACTGTCTTTTCAGTACCACTAGCTAACAATAAAGTAGCTTCAGTATCGGTCTTGCGAATAATTTTACCTATCTTAGTCTCTGGCGAAATATTAAGAGTAATGATAGTGTTAGGGTATAGTGAATTAGCGTCATAACTCACTACTGCAGTCTTTAAACCGCGTTCTGGATCTCTAACATAACCACCTTCAATTTCATCTCTAGTAGGGCCTGAAACGAATGTTGGTATAACCATACCGTGTTTATACGCTTCTAAAGCAACACAACCAGTAACAATAGATACTTTACCTAAAGCAGCTTCAAAACTAGTTAAGCCTTTGTACGCTAACATACGAATAATTTTAAAGAACTGTAATTTCTTTTCCATTCGTACTAACAGGTCAACGTCCTGAATATTATAATCTACAAAGTTATTCCAGTCGTTTTCAGATAGAGAAGCTAAGTTGGTAGCGTTGATAGCTAATTT